CGTTTCATCAAGTAATCGTAGGATGATATAATTTTTGATATGGTCTAATCTTTCTTCCAATTCTTTTTTCATAATGAAAGAATGATTATCACTATTCCATCTTTTACCTCTACGGATAAGGTTGATATGTTCCCTTGCAACACCATATTGTTCTGCAATCTCTGCATCAGTCATAGTAGTTGTTGTGAATAATTCTTTAATTTCTGCCACATTTTGTGGGGTTAGTTTCCAAGCTCCAATCATAGTTTTGTTTTTTTATATTTTAAGTTTAATGTTCTTTACAATCACAATCGTTTAATCCGTATTCAATATCATCTATCCATTTAACCACTTCATCTAACATATTGGTAATGAAGTAATTGTGGTTATTATCATCTTTACAAACCCATTCTTTAGTATTCCCGTTGTAATCAACTTTAACCTTGAACTGATTTTTAGTGAAACGGATTTCATATACGAATTGACCTGCGATATATTGTTTCAATAGTTTAGCATCACTTAAGGATTTATCCCAAAATAATACTTCAACAGGTGCCATACCTTCATCGTTGATTTGTGTTTGGAATGGGTTTTTATTAAAACCACCCAAACCTATCCTTCTAAAGTTATTCTTCATCAGGTATTCGTTGATGATAGAATAATATGAATACTTTAGGCTTCTATGTTCGTTGATGTTTGCGTTCTTCATAACATAGGGGAATATACTATGGTCGCTTACACCCCCATCGTATTTAACCCAAGAACCCAATAAAAACTTTCCGTTTTCGTAAATCTTAAAAATTGCTGTCTGTCCCATATCTATAAATATATCAAAGTTTGTTTATATTGTAAATTGTTATACAAAATTACAAAAAATATTTTAATCTGCCAAATGAAAGCAAAAAAAAGGGAAAGTTTTTACGCTTTCCCCTACAACACGACCCCAAATAATAATGGCGTTATAGAACTTCTGGGTCTTCCTGTGATGTATCTTGGTAATTGTTAGGTAATATAACCTTAACTTCTATTTTTTCAAGTCCCGTGTGGTTTAACTCTATGGATTGTTTAACCTTGTATTCGGGGTGTCTATGCTTTAAGAAGAATTGTAGCAAGTTGGGATTGTCCCTTAAAGATTGTTTTAATATTTCTTCCGCCTGTTCTAATTCTATTTGGAAATATTCCTCAATCTTTTGCTTGAACTCTTCGTCGTATTTCTTCCATCTGTAGTAAGAAACTTCAGTAGTCCCACAATCTTTACAGGCTTGAATTACCGACTTACCTTCGGCTAATCTTTTGATGATACAATTTTGTTTTGTAATCGTTGTATGTCTATTCTTGGGCTCCCTTGAATAAACATACTTGGTTGTCTTTTTAGGCTTGTTTTGCTCGTCCATACATTATTGTTCTTTCTTCTTGTCCGTTAGGGGACATACCTAATTTACTAAATATGAACTCGTCTATCAACTTCAATTCACTTAAGGCAAGTTTATCCCACCCTTTAACTGCTAAACGCATTTCTACTTTCTGTAATGGGGTTTGTTTGCAACTACACATCTTATATTTCGTTTTTATTTAATCTTGAATGAATACACCATTTAATTTCATTTAGGTAATGGCAAGCTTCATATTCTTCTGTTTCTGTTAGGTGTTCTATTCGTAAATCAAGACCATATAATAATTCATTTAATATTCTTGCTCTTGACCTACTAGTCAATTCACTAGTTAAAATAACTTGTTGAAGTATTAAATCAACCCCATTTTCAATTACTTGTCGTTGTTGTTCTTTGCTTAACTTAAATAATTGTTCTGGTTCAATATCGTCAATCCAATTTTGTTCCATCGGTTTTTGTTTTTCTTTTAATGCCAGTTGTATATTCAGTTTTTAACTTCTTATTTTCTACCATCAAATCATCAACCTTTTTTTCTAAATCTTGTATCTTCAAGTTTAACGAATGGATTTCTTGTTTCAAGTCGTCAATCAAGTTCTTATAGATATTGACCGCTAGTTCAACATTCCTTAAAACACTATTTTCAAGTTCTGCTTGTTTCTGTCTTTTGGATACAAGATAGGTCGCAATACCAGTCAAAGCGTTGGATACAATTAAAATCAAATTATCATTCATAATCTATAAATATTACTTTAGTCCGTGTCGTTTATTAAATTGTTCCCAAACAGGTATTTTGGAATGTGGGTCATAACCCATATCAATCAATACATCAGTTATGGCTTTTTCAACAATTCCTTCCCTTGTTGCGTGAGCTTTCTTTGCTCTACAAGAACTACACATCAAACAATTACCATAAGCGTCAATATATCTTAAACAACCACGAAACTTGTTCTTTGGCATCCACAACATACAATTACCACACTCGTATTCCCATTCACCATTTTCATCAATTCGTTTTCTTCTTACAATAAACTCGTGTTGTGCCATATATCAGTTGGATTAAAATTGGGGGAGACCCGATGAGCTGAATAGAATATTAGAACAAAAACTTTAAGATAAATGGGACTTACTTAAAGTAAAAAAAATAATGTCTCCCCCAATACATATAAATATAAGATAAATTAAAAAAACATCAATCTTTAACAAAACCTATCATAATATTTTCTTGAACTGGTTTCTTATCATCAATCATTTTTTTGACTTCCCATCTATTATATTCAAGAAACAAATTATTCATTTCCATTCTATCTAATGAAGTCATTTTACTTTCATTACCTTTATTCCAGTCAGTAGTGAATAAAGAATGATATTTTTTTGGGATACTAGTTAAATCTTTCATATTACAAATATACTAGTTTCTTTTTAATTAAACAAATGCTAGAAGCAAATACTAGAAATATAATCTTATGAAGGGAATGGAAAGGTGATAAGTCCCCCTAGTCCCCCATTTAAGATAATGGTTTTATTGGCTAGGTTTCCTATCACTTAATAACCTAATGAATGGTTATGGTTGTCGTGGTATAAGTCCCTGAATTGACGACAAGTGAGCTAAAGTATTTCAACCTTAACATCTATAAATATATTGTAAAAACCGAAAGTTTCAATAGTAATGAATTATTTTTTTTGACCTAATTTTCTTTTAGGTTCTTCTTGACTGAAAGGTTGTTTCATAGCGGTTCTAATCTGCTCCACATGCTCCTTACAGATTGCGACCCTAACTTGATTAGAGCTTACATTCTTAATCATATCATTTGTAGTAGAACAACGGGATACATAACCCGCTGTGCTTTCTCCTCTGTTATATGTTGGTAGATACATCTAATTTTTGATTTGGGACACTTTTATAGAAAAGTAATATGTTGATTAGGGTTGGTAAGAATAAGTCCTTAAAACCACCTTAAAATCGTTTTTAATAACAACACATATTATTGTAGCTAAATCTTCTTCTAGCTCCTAATACTACTCCACCATTTCTAAACTTCTCACGGGGATTAGCAGGTTGAAGACCATTTGCAACCATATATGTGTAATATGGGACATAGTAGTTCTGGTTCCAAAATAACCAATCATTTGCTCTTTGACTATAATATGTCGCCAAATCACTAAACTCGTTCTTAAGGGTTCTCCAAACACTTAAATCAGCATTAGTGCTGAACTCACCACTTTCACTTTGCACCCCTCTGTTTGCATACTTTGCAAGTAGGTTGGTAGTAAGATAAACTTGCGTCCAGTAAAGAACGACATTCTGCATATAACTATCAAGAAGAAACTTGAAGCGTTCATTAGACGGGTCGTCAATAGTATTGGTGATGATAAGTTCATTTATCTTATCAAACAATCTATCACCCAATATATCACGAGCATTTATGAAATGAGCTTGTTGTAAAGCTGGTAAGATATTCCCACTTAATAGGGAATATTCAACAGGTAAATTATCACGAACATAACTTTCGTCAATCCAGTAAATCATCATTATAGGTCAGGTGTGGTTAAATTGTTTATTATCTTAACAGGTCTATCATACTTTAATGCAAGTATTCCTTCAAGACCTATATTCACTTTCTTAATCATCGGTTTGATGGTAATTTCCATCATATGCTTCCAAGCAACTTTTAGCTCATCAGCATTTTGACTAAACGGACTACTTGAAAAAGATTGTATGCCGATTAAAAGGGGGCTACTTACTTGCATAGATGATAAGATTGACTGAACGCACATATTTAATACTTCGGTGTAAAATGTATCATTACCAGTATTAGTAATAGCTTCTATGACTGGTCTTTCGTCTGCTGAATTACTGAAAGACAACATTAGTTTTTGTCCGTTTTTTCCTTGATAAGACCTTACTAATTCCTCGTAGGTTTCAAGTTTTTCTTCAGGGGTAGGGTCTCCTATCAAACTTACAAATAAGTTCGGCATGAGCGATGACGCAAGATTTGTTTTATGAAAGGCAAATATTTCAGCTTCTAATACACACGCATTTAGACCACTTTGATATGGTGTTAAAGGATAGTGTTTATTCATCGTTGGGGTATAATTCTTCCAATAGTATAATTGTCTTGCATCCCTTCTTTCAAGGTCTAATCCGTGAAACTTGGTAATGTGTCTATTTTGACCTAGATTTTGCCAGTCATCGCAGTAGTAGAACCAATCTATTTCTTCATCGTGTTTATCATCTTCATCTTTACCTACACGAATATTTTGGAAAGGGATATGATAGATACTTTCAATTCTACTTCCGTCCCTTGAAGGTATTACTTCTATGGTGAAACCACCGAAAAGCCATACATCGTATAATAGCTTGTAATAAAGTTCTGTGATTGTTTCATAACGATTTACCAATACATTTCCTAACCCTTCAATTTCAACACCTTCACCGACAGACATATTGGTTTTAGCATCAATACATACCGACATCGTTGGGGAATTATTTTTTGATTGCAGCAAGAATTGTGGATAATCATTTTTTTCACCCCATAATACCCAAGGCTTTGACCTAATGGTTGCTTCCCTATTTTCACGGGTGTCTAATCTATTGATTAAGTAATCAATATTAAACGAATGTATCTTTGGTTCTGGTTTATTTTTTAAGTCCATATAGTATAAATATAAGTAAAAGGGTTATGATTTGTAGTAAATCACATTCGGGTCAAAATTAAGGGTGTTTCCTGTGTAGAACACATTATCTTTTGCAACGAATATAAATGCTAACGAAGTCAGGACTTTATCAGCAGAAGGGGTTAAAGAATGGGAATTAGGTGGCATTTCATATACACCCAACCAATACTGGTTTTCATTTTCTAAATGTAGATTACAAGGCGTCCCACCTGTATAATCCAAATTGACTGGTAATCCCTTGAATGTATCAAAACTGAATACATCATAACGATTAGCATACATAGATGGATAGGTAGATGTTGCGTTTTCAGGATAAAATGATATGATATTTCTTCCCTGACTATTTTGCAAACGCCATAAGTATCTAGGGTTTGCACCATAGTTTCCCGTCTTGTATTGGGACACATTTACAAAAATATTATTCGTTTGTTCTTGTTGAATGTATATCATATTTTATTTTTTAAGTCCAAAACGCTGCCGTCATCACATTATTACTACCATTTGCAGTTATGGTGTATGAAGAACTTATATTAGTTCTTATACTTCCACCAAGTTGATAATTTATTCCACCTAAATTGGTATTAAAATCCCCATTTACATTTGTTATTGCTGTTGTGGCATTTTGTTCTACATTTGCAATTATTAAAGCACTACTTACATTTCCTGTAAATACAATAGAAGAAGGTGGGGTGCTTGATGTAGATTGTCCTGTTTGTTGTGGTGTATCACTTATGTTATTTAATATCCTATATGATGCAATAGCACAGATATTAGTTAGGGCAGAAAAATTGACCGAAACATTTGCGGTTGTTCCACCAGTAACTCGTAAGTATGCTATTGCAGTTTGTCTAAAACTTGGGCCTGGAGCACTTTGTTGAACGGCAATATTACAAGAAACACCATTTATCTGCACCGAAGAAAGTGTTTGCGCTCCCAACCACGCAACTGAAAGAACAATTAAACCAGCACCCCCAATAGTTAAAGCACTAAAACTATAGTTTTGTTTTGATGTTAAATCTGCATCTTTTGCTTGGAATGTTATAGTTCCAGCATTAGTCGGTGTAGGGGTTTGTGTATTAGTCGGCGTTTGTGTTTGTGTTGGGGTATTTGTAGGGGTAGTTGTGTTAGTCGGTGTCTGTGTATTAGTTGGGGTAATAGTATTTGTTGGTGTAATTGTATTTGTAGGCGTTTGTGTATTAGTCGGCGTTTGTGTCGGCGTAGGTGTCTCTGTTGGACTACTTGTTATTGCTGGCGTTCTTGTAGGGGTTGCTGATGGTGTAGGTGAAGGAGCAATTGGTTGCATCTCAAACAACGGATAGCCGACCATATAATCACCCCAAAACTGAATAGTATATTGGCAACCATTAGTCCAAGGCGCAAAATCAGGATTACTAAAAATATAAACATATTCATTTGTATTTGCACTATGAACTTGAACTCCATTTAGATAATAAATTGATGTTCCTGAATAGTAATAAATACCAGAAGGGTCATACTGACCTAAATAATCACCTGTAATAAACTTATATTCATCTGCCTTTATTGCAGTCCCCGAACACATAGTTGGCTCCACAGAACCAGTATAATTTAACTTGAAGTCATAAACATAAC